GCGCAAGCCAACCATGAGAATGAACGCGGCACGCGCAGCGGAGACACCCGGAAGAGCCCTGTAGAGGTAGTAGTGCGCCAGCAGATGGTCGGCGGGTCGGAGGTCAATCCTGTTCCATGAGTGGGTTTGGAAAGATTTGTAGTCCGGAAACACAGCTTGCGGCAGGATATGGTGCCTGTCGAACAGCCCTGTTGGTTGTGGGGTCTCTTCCAAGAAGCTGATGTAGCGATCCAGCCAAAACGGGTTGTGATCTAGTTTCGCCAGAATAGTTTTGATATCCATATCGCCCTCCAAGACTATAATACCATGTATTTAGAAAATATCAATAATTGAAAATGTAAAAATTAAAAAACCATTTACTGAGCAAAAGAAAACGGCTGACCTTGTGGGCCAGCCGTTTAAAGATAAGCAGTTGAAAATAAGTAGTTTAGTTCTCGCCTGTGTTGGCGGTTGCAACGAAGCGACCGTTAACAGTAAGTCTCTGGACTCCGCTCGGATTAAAAATGAGGAAGCCAAGATTCTCAAAAATAGAGAACCCGATTTGACGTAAGTCAGGTCTATCTGCACTCATGACCGTTAGCGGAATTCTTTCGGGAATGACTCCGAGGAATTCAGCATCGGCCAAAATGTAAATGCAGCCATAACCTACTTTACGAGATTGGAGAAGAGTTGCACCCCACAAATATCCCATGACCCCAGTCTTTAAAAGCTTGCGCTGAGTTTCACGGTCGATGTTTTGTTGAGTCCACTTCAACAAATCCGTATAATCACGCGGATTGAAGAAGCAGAAAGCTACAGACAAATCATGACGCTGCACTTGACCAAAGCCGTCTGCCATTGAGTTGAGGTCAATAGGAGCGTTGATCTGAATGTCCGGGTTATAAACCGGGTCGTTAGCAGCATGCGTTGCCGCAGCGTTAGCGACTGCATCGAAGAGCGAAAAAACGTACGAGTCTTCTTGCGCACCAACTTCAGCTTTCGCCAAGTTGAGTGAACGAGCGACGAGATCGAATCTGCGTTCCTTGATTTGGGTAATAGGAATCATTGGGTTCGACACAATTTCAAATGTGGGAACCGTGACACGCTTTGGTTTAGTAACGCGGACAATATCTCCGCCTTCTTCACCCACAACGAATGCTTCAACAAAGGACGAACCAGGTGTTGAACCAACCGTCATAGCTGCGGTGTCAAATTCTTTATCGTAGATCGGCAGTGCGCCGTCCGGTAGAGTTTCGACCATCAATGCTTTACGAGCGATGGACATATAATCTCTACGACGACGAAGGGAAGGTCCCAACGACGCCGCTAGTTTTTGTCTGCCACCGGCTGTCTTGAGCAGTTGCCCAAGCATTGCGGTCTGTTGCTGAGTACGTGAAAGGTTTGCCATATTTTATTTTCCTCTCCTTAGATTAGGCTCGCTACACCAAGCCAAGGCTCAATGGTAGACGGCACATGCGTGCAAATTCCTACAACTCCAACACCTGCTGCTTTAGCCTGATGTGTTTGATCGGTGTATTTCCCGACATTCGCATAAGTTACAGAGGTACCACAGTATAGGTATTGTCCGATTTTAAAAGTTCCATTAGCGTCATAGCCCTGATAGTCCACATTGCCCTGCCAAAGTGCGCGGACAACAGGAGCTTTTTTAGAACCAGACGGCCCAATTGCACCAGCGAATTCGCCGGGACCATTGAGCAGCGTTGCGAACGGGACATTTCCTTCGTTAGCTCCATAAGAACCTGCACCTGTATCACAAGGTACAATGTTTCCAATAGAACCAAACGCAGGCTCGTAAGCTGACTGGTAAGCAATGGGATAGATAAGAGTAGCAGCACTGTCAATCAGCGCTACAATTACACCACCAAGGTACCCAGCAGAAGTAAGAGTCTGTTGGTCACTTCCCGGATCACCAGTTAGGGAAACGGCGGGCGTACAGTTGACCGAATCGTTTTGACCGTAATATGTTAATTTACAGGTTTGTTATCAACTACTTATAACAGTAATGGTACTGGATGTAACATTACTATAAGTAGTTGAGATAAGGCATTTCTGCTTATCTCTTACGGTTACTATTCCCGTAATGCTCGGACTATCGCACCATCCATTTGGATGCCTTCTCGCTTAGTCTCTCAGGCTGCTATTTCTAGCTTGCCCCTTGTTGGCGTTTCAGCGTTCAAGTCAATAAGAGAAGGTTTACAAACTTTAAGTTTCCTTAAAGCGGCCCCAATTGAGGCTCATATTTTTTAGTTTCTCCGTGTAGCTTAAGAATTGTTTTAAAACCAATCTAGTCCTTTTGGAAAGGAGTAAGACTATAGAATTAAAACGGCTACATTCATGCGATTAATAATTGGTTTTCAAACTAACTATCTTTTTTATCATTTTGTTAGTATTTATAGTAATAATGTCCTTACCAAATTGGATTCGTGATAAATTAGCTACTTTTGAATCTAAAGCTGATTTTTCACTTTATTGTAATTTTATTGATAGTTGCCCTACGAGGGATAAAAATGGGTCCGAATTACATCACATTTTACCAAGAAGTGCTTTTCCAGAAGATACTAAATATCCAGATAATTTGATTTTTCTTTCATATCAAGACCATTTTAAAGCACATTATTGGCTAGCGGTATGTGCTCCTCAAATTTATAAATTTCAACTTACATTTTATTACATGGCCAATAATAAAACTGTGTATCAAGTCTCTGAAGAAGAATTACCTAGTTATGCTGAAGTATATGAGCGCGGAAGAATATTACAGTCAAAAATAGTTACTGAATATAATGAAAAAGAAAATATTAAGCTACAAAATTTCCAATGTGATATTTGCGGGAAAGAATTTATACAAGTTACTAAAGGGGTTTTTGGTGGGCATAGACGTTTTTGTATAAATCATGCTGCTAAAAAAATACCGGATCGTCCCAATGTTATCTTTACAGATGAACAAATCAAACGATGTGGTAAATGTTTAACCAATAAGCCTCTTAACGAGTTTAATAAAGAACGTAAAGCCAGGTTAGGAAGGGCTAATTTTTGCAGGTTATGTGCCCGTGCTCACAACAAAGCAAAAAATGTAGATTTCAAATTAGGTACTATAAAAAACGAAACTAACACTTTAAAAGATTACACATGCCCTAATTGTGAGAGGGAATTTAAACAAGTAAAGCCTGGTGTTTTTGGTGGGCATAGACGAAGTTGTATTAACTATAGAGATAGGCGAGAAGAATTTCTTAAATGGTCAGGTACTATACAGGAGTTTGCTAACTTACATGAACTCCCTTTTCAAACTGTATGGCGCTGGCATCTAAATCGAAAATAATGGAGCAAAACAAAAGCCCCGGTTTCCCGGGGCTCATTGTTAGAAGTAAAAATAAGTTAAAAGTCATCGTCCCCAAATAAAGCGGAAGCGATATTCATTGGTTTAGGTGCAGAGGCTGTAACAGCTTTTAGTTTTTTGATAACTGGTGTTTTGGCTGAACTTTCTTTTGATTTAGTAGGTAGTTTGAGTTCGTTAGTTTCGTCTTGTTTTACACGTTTAAATCCGCCATCTTCGGGCTTCTGATCTTCAATTGCCTCAGCGAATAGATCGCCTTCGTGATCGGATTCATTATCTCTACTCTCACCCTTTGCGGTATCTGTTTCCATCTTATTGGCGAGTTCGCCTGTAGATGTTGGAATTACAGTCATACCAGCAACATCAGCTGCGGTACGAATTTCACCGGCAATAAGATGAGCCAATGGGTCACTATCACTACCGCGCAAAGAGAAGAAATCATCCATTGATGCCATTTGAGGTTCATCCAAACTAGCTTCCATGGTTTCCGCAGCGCTGGGGGCAAAATACTCTTCCCCATTACCAGCGGTATGTTCATCATCCTCATTTGCCAGGGCGCTAACTTTTTCTTCCATTTCTTCTGTAGCGCTTCCATCTTCATTGAAGATTCCGGACATATCGAGTTCTTCACCTTCAGGTCCAACTTCCTCGGGTCCTTCATTCATTTTTGACAAATCAAGTTCTTCATCGCCTTCAGACAGGATTTCCTGTTCCAAAGCTTGGATCGCTTCTTGAGCTTCTTCAATTTTCTCTTCAACGACCATTTTCTTTTCATCAGAAAGAACTTCACCTGGGGTATCCGCGCCCTCTTCGGTTGGCGGCATATCCATTGGTGCTTCTTCCATTGCTTCATCTTCTGGTGGTACATCCATTGGAGCTTCTTCTACTGGAGCTTCACCGTCCATGGGAGGTACATCATCGGTTGGTGGGGCATCCATAACAGGTGGGGCAGCTTTTTTAGTGGTTGCTTCTTTCTTATCTTTCTTGTCTTTAGACTTTCCTGTGTTTTTGCAGAAGTTACAACTGCAATCTGGTTTGTGAGCGGCTTCCTTCTTGTTGTCACACTTACAAGGTCCTTTACATTTTTCGCACTTGGCTGCTGCTTTTTCAGTAGCTCCGCATTTGCATTTGCCTTCTTCGCAATCGCACTTAGCAGTCTTAGACGCTTTCTTGTCGCCATCAGATTTGTTAATAGTATTATCTGGACGATTCTGAGGTTCGGTTTGAGATGAAGTTGAACCAGCGTCCATTTCCTTAGGCTCAGTATGCTTACCGCCGCCGCAGCCTCTACCGTCATTATAAGTTTCGGGTTGAGGACCAGATTCTTTACGATCA